AATCCAGACACATGGACTGAGATTTACGATCAGATGTGGGTCAAGGATTATGCTTCCGCTAAGATTAAAAAGCAATGGGGAAGCAATATGACTAAATTTACTGGAGTGCAAATGCCAGGTGGTGTGTCTCTAAATGGTGAGATGATTTATAACGATGCTGTAGATGAGCTCAAGACACTAGAAGAGCAACTACGTACAGAATGGGAATTACCACCTCTAGATATGATCGGATAAGATGGCTACTAACAGTTACTTTAGTCAAGGCACAACAGGAGAGCAAGATCTCGTAGGAGATCTAGTGGTCGAGCAGATCAAGATGTTCGGTAAGGATGTTTACTATGTCCCGAGGACGTTGGTTAATGAAGATACTGTTTTTGGAGAAGATACCTTATCAAAATTTGATGGTGCATATCTTCTAGAAGCATACATCGAAGATGCCAATGGGTTTCGTGGCGATGGTGACATGTTTAGCAAATTCGGAGTCAGAATCTCCGACCAAGTTACATTCATTATTTCACGCACTAGGTTTACTGAAGTAGTAGACGACAACCACACACTTATAGTAGAAGGACGACCCAATGAAGGTGACCTCATTCATTTCCCCCTTGCTAACAAAACTTTTGAGATCCAATTCGTCGAGCATGAAATTCCCTTCTATCAACTCGGAAAGATTCATGTCTGGGGTTTACGTTGTGAGCTCTTTGAATACTCTGACGAAGACTTCGATACAGGAGTCGCAGAAGTCGATGCTATCGAGCTCAACTTTGCCAACGCTATCACCGTCACATTATTGGCAGGTGGGTCAGGAGACTTTACCGTTGGTGAGACTGTTACGGGCGGTACCTCCAACACCACAGCTGATGTTAAATCGTGGGATGCTAGTACTGGTAAGTTAATCGTCATCAATCGTGACGGTAGATTTACAATTCCTGAGACCATCACTGGAGATGTGTCTAGTGCATCCTGGACAAGTGCTAATTACAACACCATAAATAATGTGAATACTTCTGACACTATCGATACTAACCAAATTATCGAGACACAGGCAGATGGCATTCTGGACTTTACTGAGGTTAATCCCTTCGGTGAGTTTGGTAATTCTGGAGGCACTCTGTAATGCTAGGCACTTACACATATCACGAAATTATAAGAAAGACAGTTGTCGGATTCGGCACACTGTTTAATAACATTGAGCTTCGTCGCACTAAGGGATCGAAGACTGAAGTTATGAAGGTGCCTCTGGCGTATGGTCCTAAGCAAAAATTCTTGGCACGTCTCCGTCAAGTAGGTGACTTGTCTACACAAGATCAGGCACAGATCACACTCCCTAGAGTTTCGTTTGAGATCGGTGGTATCTCTTATGATCCTACTAGGAAGTTGTCACCTATCTCTGCGATCAGAAATACTAAGACTGACGGCACTAATACAAAGGCATTCATGCCTGTGCCATACAATATCAATTTTGAATTAGCAATCCTTGCAAAGAATCAGGATGACTCTCTGCAAATCCTAGAGCAGATTCTTCCATACTTCCAACCAAGTTTTAACCTCACCATGAATCTGGTCCCAGATCTCGGTGAGAAAAGAGACTATCCTGTGACTCTCACATCAGTAGATTATAGTGATGAATATGAGGGTGACTATGACACTCGCCGCACACTTGTATATACCCTACAATTCGTCGCTAAGACATACCTGTACGGTCCTGTAGGCGACGCAAGTGGCGAAGTCATCAAGAAAGTCCAGGTGGACTATGCAACTACTGTGGACCGTCAGGCACCACGGGAATTGCGTTATACCGTCCAACCAGATCCGCTCAATGCAGATCCTACAGACGATTTTGGATTCTCCGAGTTCTCATCTCATTATGTCGATGCAAAAGATTACAACCCAGTCACAGGACAAGACGAGTAAGTATGACGGCATTGAGGAAGCACTCGATGTCGCTAGCGAAATCGTCCCTGAAGCAAAACCCGAACCTATTGTGCCTGTAGAGAATCCCGTCTCTACTCAGGATCAACTGAAGAAAGACTATGAGTATACTCGTGGCAATCTATACTCCCTGATTGAAAAAGGTCAGGAAGCAGTAGATGGAATTCTTGAGTTAGCACAACAATCCGATCAACCTCGTGCGTTTGAGGTTGCTGGTCAATTGATCAAGCACGTTGGCGACGTGGCGGACAAACTCGTAGACCTTCAAAAGAAAGTCAACGATATCGAAAATCCCAAAAAATCTAAAGAAGTTAACACTACAAACAATACCATGTTTGTAGGTAGCACAGCAGATCTCGCCAAGTTTCTAAAACAACAACGCGATAAATAGAATCGTAGGAGTACGTATTAACAATGTCAGTATTAAATGTCATTGACACCCAAACCATTTCTGCAAGTGGCAGTGGCTACGTTGTGGTGAAGTCAGGTGTCCTCCGCTGCTATGCAGCATCAGCGTCCACTATCAAGATTGATGCTGGTCCTGCCGTAACACTTGCAGCAGGTGAAGCACTGCTCCTGTCTTGCGGTAAGGCAAAGAATGCACAAATCAACGCGATGACTGATGCAGCAGCTGCTGTTATCACCGTCCTTGGTGGTGGCACCCCCGCACATAAGTTTGCTGTTGGAGATTATATCGCAACTGAAGCAAATAGTGATGCAGCGTTTACAAGTGATTTTGTATCTGCTGGATCTGGTGGTAAGAAAGTAACTGCGGTTTCAAATACCACAATCACTACTGACTATGACAGTAGTGCAGCAAGTGCTGATTATGCCCTGGGTACTGCAAAGGTTGCAGCAGGCACTGTCCCCGCACTTAAGCGTGCAGTTAAACTCACTGCTGGAGGAGCCGACGTTGTAGTCGAGCAAGTCCAAGTGGTTGGTGGTTGATCACACTAATTAAATACAGAGAAGCACATGAAATCCTTTTCACAAATCGCTGCCCTCAGTGAGGAAGACTACGACAAGATGAAAGACCGCCAACTAGAGCGTGGTGGTATGGGAGCTCGTAGTAGTAAAGCACCTATTGGTAAACCAAATACGTTTGGTAAGAAACCTGCAGGTAAAACTCCTCTACAGAAAGATGCAGATAAGAAGTATGGTGCTGGCACCTCTGCAATAGACAGAGTAAAGGCAGACATCACTGCTAAGTATGGCAAGGGTGCCATCATGAAGACTAAGAAAGAAGAGACTGACCTGGGAGAAGGTAAGAAAGGTCTCTGGGACAACATTCATGCCAAGCGTAAGCGTGGTGAAGCACCTGCTAAGAAAGGATCTAAGGACTATCCTAAGACTCTCGAAGTGGAAGGTTATGCTCCTGGTGACGTTGACCAGAAGGTTGGCGCAGTAACTGCTATTCCTAAGAAGGATCAGGATGATGCAAAGGCACGCATCCTTGCTAAGACTAAGGCAAAGAGAGCTGCCAAACTACAGAAAGAAAGTGTCTTCGATCAAGTTGACATCTTTGCTGAGTTGAATGATTGGGAGGTCTCACTCCTTAGCGATACTCTTATTGAAGAGATCGTGGCAGAAGTCTTCGTTGAGGAGATGGCAGAAGGTAGAGATATTGATCACGTCACAGAGATGCTCTGTGAGTCTGTTGACTATTCACTGAGTTTACTCACTGAGGTTACCAGTCCTGCTAAGGTCAATGCTCTTCGCTTGAAGGACAAAGCATCTGCTGCTTCTGGTGAAGGACAAAGTGCTGGCAAGGATGCTGGTGCTGAAGCAAGGAGTCGTATCGGAAGTGGTTCTTCATCTAGATCCGATAAACTTGCCAAGGTTAAGAGTGCTGCTCAGAAGGTTGGGTCTGCACTGAAGTCTGGTCTTAAGACTGGCGCTAAACTGGCACGCAAAGGTGCTGTCAAGGGTGCTGAAGTTGCTGGTAAGGCAGCAGGACACGCGAAAAATCTCGCGAAAGACATGGGTAGTGCCGCTAAGAGTGGTTACAAGTCCACCCAATCGTCTTCCCCTTCTAAGGATTCTGAGACTACCTCTTCTAATCCCACTACGTCATCTTCTGATTCTTCCTCTAGCAGCAGTGACTCCTCTTCTAGCAGCAGCGATTCAGGTCCTAAGAAGCCTGGTCTGCTCAGCAGAATTGGTAGCAAACTGAAGCGTGGTATCAAGAAAGCAGTTGGTGCTGGTGCGAGATCCCTTTCCCGTGGTGCTCGTGGAGTAGCACGCAGAATGGGTGAATCTGTTATTGTCGAGCGTGGTGACCATTGGCATCCAGATCCTGAGCAGGATCGTAAGTTGGGTGGTCCTGGTGCTAATGCTCGTGCTCGTGAAGATCGTGCTGATGCAGCAAAACCTAAGACAGATCCTAAGAAACTGAAGAAGGGTGAGTCCTACATGGACTACTCCAAGCGTCAGAAGGCAGCAAGGTCTGGCACTGCTACTAGCAGATTGAATAAGTTGGGTGCTAACATCAAACCCAAAGAGCGTAAGCGCGACAAGATCGGTAAGGCAATCGGTAAAGCACTCGATAAGATCGGTGGTATCAAGCGTGAGGAAGTGACTACACTTTCATTCAGTGCATTCCTTGCAGAAGGTAATGCTACTGGTCGCATGATGCAGAAGTCAAAGACTCAGGTTACTGGACACATCAGTGCTGATAGAGGGTCTGACGAAAAAAAGAACCGTGCGGGTCGTAAAGGACTCGAAAAGGATCTAAAGAAGCATGGCATCGGACACAAGAAAGGTGTCGGTGAGTATAAGTATGACAGTGGAGAAACTGGACGCGAAGTGTCCTATCAGACCTCAAAACCTGATAAGATGAGTAAGCGCAGATTCGGTAAAGTTATGCGTCGCATGGGACGCAAGCACGGGCAAGAATCCGTGATCACCAAGGACAAGGACAAGTCTGCTAAACTTCACTATACTGAGAAGGGCAGTAAGGCAAAGTCTGATTCTATTGGTAAGACCAAAGCAGGCAAACATCCCGAAGGGTATGGCGAAACCTCTGGCACCAAAGCTAGAAGTGGCAAACTACCTAAGAAAACTACTAAAGGAGCTTATCATTATGGCTGAAACTAAGAAGTGTCGTTACTGTGGCATCACGGTGCCTGTTGGACACCAGCGTCCTAAGACGTGGTTAGAAAAGCATGAGAAGAATTGTGCTAACAACCCTGACAATGTAGAAGAATGAAATCCTTTAATGAATTCATTACTGAAGACTGGCAGAAAAAGTCAGGTAAAAACTCTGAAGGAGGACTAAATGAAAAAGGACGGAAGTCGTATGAGCGTGAAAACCCAGGAAGCGATCTTAAGGCACCTTCAAAAAAAGTTGGGAACCCTCGTAGAAAGAGTTTTTGTGCGCGAATGAGCGGGATGAAGAGGAAACTCACATCTAAGAAGACAGCGAGCGATCCAGATAGTAGAATAAATAAATCACTGAGAGCTTGGAATTGCTAGATCATGGATAAAGAACTGTCCGACTTTAAGTTGGAACGTAAAGAGTGCCAGAAGTGTGGTGCTACATGGATTAATGGCACCCACGTTTGGCGTGGAACTGGATCATCATCTGACTCTTCAGAGTTGGATCTTGCTGGTCTGGTATGTAATAAGTATGGCGACTCACAGTGCATCAATCCCCTGAAAGGGAAAGATGGTGGGCAGACTTGGGAGTATAGAGCAGGGTATATTGACGGCATGTTGAAGGGTAAAACTGACGCTATGAAACAGTTACGGGACCTTGACATTTGAATGTGGCTATGGGGGATAAACCCCCTACATAACTACAGTTACACAAATAGCATATGAAGTTTTTCATAGTTTTATTTGCTTCGTTATTCCTCGCGTTGCCAACGTGGGCAGTAGAAGTTACAATGGGATCTAACGGAAATCTCATTTTTGAGCCTAACGATATTTCAATTTCCGCTGGGGACACCATAACGTTTACAAATGGTATGCTCCCCCCACACAACATCATTGTTGAAGGTCGTGCTGACCTCAGCAGAGAATCACTCATGTTCACTCCTGGAGAAACTCAGGAGATTAAGTTTGCAGATGCAGGCGATTATGAATTCTTTTGTGGTCCTCACCAAGGCGCTGGTATGACAGGCGTTATTCACGTTAACTAAATTATGAAAATCTTTTTAGATACTGCTGATGTCTCTGAAATTAAAAAGGCATACAGCACAGGGTTGATTGATGGCGTCACTACAAATCCGACACTAATTTTGAGATCGGGTGACACCCTTTATAATGTAGCATCAAGACTACTTAAGGAATGTCCAGAACTTATCAGCGTCTCCACGGAGGTGGTTGCCGAGACAGCTGACGAAATGATTGAGCAAGCAAAAACTTACTTCCCACTAGGTGAAGCAGTTACAATTAAAGTCCCTTGCACTGTAGAGGGACTGAAGGCATGTAAGGTCCTCTCAGCAGAAGGGATCAAGGTCAATGTAACTCTCATCTTCTCAGTAGCACAAGCACTGCTAGCGGCGAAAGCAGGGGCAGCATACGTGTCTCCTTTCATTGGTCGCTGTAATGATAACTCATTCAGTGGCATTGAGTTGGTCCGTGCAATCGCTAATGCATTCAGTGTGCAGATGATGCCTACAGAGATCCTTGCAGCGTCCCTGAGGGATGTGCATCACGTCTCAAGGTGCTATACTTATGGTGCTAGTACCGTTACTATGCCACCTGCGATCTTCTGGAAGATGTATGATCACGTCTTGACTCGTGAAGGACTTGATCAATTCCAGAAGGACTGGGAATCTGCAAACACCACAGGCTGACACTATGAAAGTTGGGATGATTACTCTTGGTCGTATGGGTGAGGACATTGCTCGCCGTATGATGCAGGATGAGATCAGCGTATTTTCTTATCAACAGAATTACGAGTTATCAAGTGAGCAGTATGATGCTGGATACATTAGTGGATGCACCACTAGCATCCCACTTCTGGTTGATCAGATTAAGAAGAAGATGGTATACGGAGTTAAGTCTGGAGAGTCAGTCTTGTTTGAAGAGTCTGGTATCTTTATGCTGTGCATTCCACCTGAGAATGTTGAGCACACACTTGACCAGTTGTTACCATTAATGGTTGAGGGAGATGTCCTCATCGATTTAAGCAGCTCCGATGCAAAAGCATGTCAAGAGTTAGAATTGTATTGCTCCAAGTTGGGCATTGCATATATCTACTCTAATGTCTTTGGGTCAAGAGTTGCAATTGACACATGTAGAAAAATCTTTCGCTCGTTAGCACCATGACCTTCGCCCATGTCTTACTTTTCGGATCACTACCCTTTGTATTATCCACAATATATTTCGGGTTACGAAAAGGTGAGAATATCTATTACGAAAGCGACGCCTACTCAGGAAATGGAACAGCGCATTAGAATGCGATTCGCATTCGCAATGTCCTCCTTCGGGAGGATGTTTAGACCTGACGGTATTACCTTGGAGATGCGAGATATATGTACGTGTTGGTCTGAAGACATAGATAGACTACCACCACCTGCTGCTGATCTCTATCAAGTAGACAGGTATTTCTTGGAGATTTGGAAAAACCGTTATGACCTCGATCGATAAGTTAAAGCATCAGATTTATATGTTGAAACTCGAAAATAAACACCTCAAGCAAAGGCTAAAAGAATTAAATAGTGGGTGGGTACATCCTGACTCCTGCCTACACAATGAGGATCCATGGGTAAAATGGTGTGGACAAAAGCAATTGCAATTCTGGGAGTAATAGTGTATTCTATTACATGGGGATTAGACAATGCTTACTATCATTAGAGATTAATTATGAGAAACGAAATTCTGAAAGCACTTCGCATCGATGCAGAAGGCAACATTGAAAAGGCACGACTCAATATTGAGATCTACCTTAAGAATCCAGTAGGCATTGGTGAGCACCCTGATGTGCTCGCTGCCATTCAAGACCAGTTAGATATCATTGCTCACGAGCAAGAGCGCATAGACGTTTTATCAAAATACTTCCTATAATGTTACAGTTTGCTAGATTCTGTGGGGTTGTATTAAACAACCCATACGGAATAGGAATCCTCTCCATGAGTTTAGTCTTTGTCCCTGTCATAGGCATGTGGGCAGTACATAAATATGGTTGGGAGCATTGGGAACCATTCACAAAAAAACATGGAATTCGATCCGAAGGATGACGAAGGCACATTTGGGTATGAATGGAATATTGAAGACATTTACTTACTCTACCACTGCGTAAAGGAAACAATAAGACTGTGGCCAGGTGCTCCTGCTCGTCCTTATGAGGAGCAAGAGCATTTGTATGTCATTAGAGATGAACTATATAAGGCAGTATTAGATTACAAATTTCGCTACATGGATGTCGATGAATGAATGCAAAACTTCTACTTTGCTTAGCCCCTGTTGGGATCATATTCATTATGATGAAGGTTGCAGTCTGGATGTCCGCAGTCAATGTCGAGACTGATTATGTCAGACGAGAACCTTTACGCAAACGAGGACCCTTCGTGGCAGACGCATATGCGGACGTTGATGAAGAGGAAGAGGAATATGGAGATCGCACAGATTATAGATGAAGCGATTAGAGAGTATTATTCGCTTCAAGGATTGCCAGTCCCAAATTGGAAAAGAAAAGATCCAGACTGGTGGACAGAATATTTAATTAGTTTAGGACTTGACCCAAAAAACTCGTAACAAATTATGGAAATCATCGCAATCGTCGCAGCAATCTTAGTAACATCTGCTGGAGCATATGCATTAACACCTAAGAAATGAATTTATTATTACGCCCTCTGGATAATGCTAACGACCCTGTGTGGTCGGTTATTATCTGTGTGATACTTGCAGTTGCAGGTGCCTTGTTTGTAGTCATATACATATTAAGACAAGCATTTGCAGAGTTAGAAGATGGGAGTAATGACACCACCAAGCAGGAAGAGCTGCTACAACTTCAGAGTGACGGAGATCAACCGTGTCCTTGATGGTGATACTATCGATGTCACTATTGACCTCGGGTTTGATTTATACAAGAAAGAAAGAGTTAGAGTTGCAGGAGTTGATACGCCAGAGAAAAGGACGAGAAA